TTCAAACAATCTTCTAGTGGCTTGATCGCAAATTACATATTTATAAATATATGGACCATCAGGCATTAAAGTCTGAGTTGGTGAGTGATGAGTTAATTTTAATTTTGCAGCAAAAGTCGGAAGTTGATTTTTAATTTCCGCAAGTGGATCTAAAATTTTATTTTCTGAAATTATATTCGTGTTTGTCATAACACGAGATATAAACTCCTAGTCTAATATGTCTATAAAAGTTGTCAGACTTGACTATAATTTGTCCGCAAAGGCTCTTTTGTCTTTAATGGCTGATATGGCAGTATTGGCACTTTTGTTTGTTCTTTTTTTTTGTCTTTGTAACCACATTTCAAATTTATCTGCAGGATAATGAGGTCTATTACAAACTATAAAATATTCTGGAACATCACCGTTATTGGCTTTTGGATTTTCTCGCATGGTTCTTAAAGTGCGCTCATCAATGCCGTACAGTCTTTTAATTTTAGCAGGTTTTAAAGCAACGCCTGTAAATTCGTTCATGCTGTTTTCTTTCTTTGAATAGTTTTAATTGCATCATCTGGATTAGCAAGCAGACTTTCATACTGATTTAAAACTTGTTGGTATTTCTTTTTTACTTCTCCACTTTTTTTTTGGTCCGTTATTTCAAATAATAATTTTTTTGTTTCTAATAAAGTTTTTTCAAGATTGTCAATTTTTTCTTGTATATCTTTACGTAAAATTGCGCTTTTTACTCTATTAGATTTTTTTGTAATTATTGGATCAACAATTGCAACTACAGGAGATACAAATAACGGATCAACAATATCTTCAATAACAATTTTATTTTTTGCAAAAGGATCTGGATTTAAAATATTTATTTTGCCACGCGCATTTTCATAAACACCATAATAATATTTAATTTCATCTATTCCAAATTCTTCATGCACAAATTTTTTGCCAATAATAACTAATTTACCGTGATAGTTTTTTGTGTCGCTGCCTTTGTAATAAAAAATTATGTGATTGTTATAAATTGAACCTCTGCTTAAAATTTTGATTGCTTTTATAGATGGTCTAAAAATATCTCTTGGTACTGTAACTGTTTCATTATCGTAATACCAAATTTCTCCTGGAATGTAATTATTTTCTCCAAATTCATTTGCTGATAATAGATCTACAGCTCCCCAAACTTCACAACGCAGCTCATTAAATAATAAATCTACAGGATCACAATTTAAAATTTGTGAGTAGTGTATTGCTTGATCGATGGATATATTTCTTTTGCCTCGAACTTCTTTCCAAACATTTGAAAAATTTTTATCAGCTTTGTTAGCAAAAGATTTATCATCAAAATTATTTATGTGTAATTGTGTACTTAATTGCTCTGCAGTATCTGCAATTAAAAAATGGCTGCTTAATAATTTTTTTTGGTATTCGTTTTTTTCAAAAGTCCATTCATTAATAAAATTTTCTTTGTTTTTTATAAAATCTAAAGTTAAAATTTTTCTATAAACATCAATAGAATTGCCGCTGATCTCACAGTTCCATGTCTTACCTTTGTAATTTTCACTAATTTTTAAAGACCAAATATTAATTGAAACTGTTGCAAATGTTCCTGTTTGAATTCCTGGATTTTTTTTAAATGATATGAAGTAATCGAAATCCTGTGCCGACATTAGTTCTAGTTCTGTTGGCTGCGCTGGTTTCCAGATAGTCTTTAAAGCTATTTCCATAGATATATAAGATTATATAATTTAGACCATTTTCATAGTCAAGTATGACAAAAGACTTGACAGGCTATCTGGGTAAATTATTGAGGAATTACTATGCAAATTCACGGATTAAATAATGGCTAGAAATGAGTTTTATAGCGTAACACGCACTCCTGTAAGCATTTGGCACAGAAATCAGCATGATTTAGTGGCTGCAACGGATATTGATTTGTGTGAAATATGTCCAGCTTGCGCTAAAATTCTTGTAATTAGCGACACAATTTACAATGTGGATGGCTCATTTAGAGGCAAATCAGAGTGGCTGCAAAGACCATACAAAGAAATAGCTAAATGCTTAAATATTCCATTTTGGGAGGTTTTTTACACAGTAAATGAATTCGACTCACAAAGACCAATAGTAGAATTTAACATTAGAAGAATTTATCCAAATCCAACAAACGATTTAATTAATTTAACTCCAGACGAATACCTACAATACCTGGAGCATAAAGTTCAGCAGCATATTCCAGATTGCAAATCCAAAGAATATTTAAAAAAAAGAATGAACACACCAACACAACAAAACAAAACATTATTAAGAAAAAATAATTATGAAAGATTATTATCTTAGCTGCAAAGCGTTACTTACAAATTTAAAATTAACAAATCAAGAGTTTAGAATTTATCAATATCTTTGTTCTGAATATAATTTGCGAAAGCATGGGCCGTTTGTTCGAATTGTAAATATTGCAGGTTTTTTCCAAATATCTGTTGCAACAGTTAAAGAAATATTATCCAGGATTGCAGAGCTGGAGCAGGATCAAAAAAAATTACTTACAGTAAATTTTAATGGAACTTATTTAGAATTTGAAATGCCTTATTATAAATCTTTTTTAGAAAATTTAGGATTTAAAAAAAATAATCTTGCAGCAGGTTTTAAAAATGTACAAAATAAACTAAAAGAATTAAATTCGCAAGCAGACACTAAAATATATTTATTTCCTAAATTAGATCAATTTGATTTATCAGAGGCGTTGCGAGATATGCCAGATGAAGATTTTGATAAAATAAAGCCAAGTCAATTAAGATTTCCTTGGGTATATTACGATGAAAAAACTAGACGAACAGATACTCAATAAAGAATTATACACAGAAGTTCAGCTTATGATTTTACTGGAGGACGCTGTTTATACTGAAAGATTTATTGCAAAGCCTAACAATCGCAGAGTTCCTGCTATGTATAAGATTATAGAATGTTCTTACGATGAGCAGGATTATGGATATTATATTTCATCATACAAAGGCAGAGCAACGCCAAGGCAGCTTACAAGATATAATTTTGCGGTTGAAGTTATGCTTATGATAAAATCTGATGTTGATAATGATCCTGTATTTGCAAGGAAATTATTATGGATGAAAGCAAATAGATTTCCAATGACAAAGTTAGCAAAGATGTTTGGTTACCACAGAACTACATTAAAAATTAAATATCAGACAATATTGGAGAGATTAGTTAAAAAAATAAATTCTACATTTTCGTTTGACAGGCTCGACAAAATTCTTTACAAATATTGATACGCTCATCGTATTATATATTTCTCACATACATCATAAATAAAATTATTATCCTAGCCTATACAAATAAGCGAACAGGTGTAAAATAACAGTCTGTTGTCAACTACAGATCATCTATGCGCTGTTGTTTATTTTTTAAATAAAAAGTCTTGCAACAGAATAGTTAAAAATAATTCTCACTACAGTATAGTTATGAAGAAGATTAGAGTTGCTTGCGAAACCATAAACAAACAAAATAAACTTCCTTGCAAAGCTCCAGGAATATTATGCAAGAACGGTAATATTCGTTGTAGAGTTCATGGTGGATATTCCACAGGTCCAAAGTCTGCAAAGACAACCGAAGGCAAAATAAAATTATTAAAGAATTTAAAACTTAAAAATTATGAACGAATTGCAACTGACATCAGAAATAGAGAACTCAATCATAACTCAACTGATGAACGGAACTCCATTAACCAAGATTTGCAAAGCCAAGGATAGTCCAAGTTTATCTAAAGTTTATAAATGGATTGCAACTAACAAAGAATTTGCTGATAAGATTTTAACTGCAAGACGCATTGGAGCGCAAACATATTTAGACAGTATGATTGAAGAGCTTGAAGGCGCAGACAATCGTAACATACAAGTCGTTAGAGAAAAATTACATCACTATCGTTGGTTAGCTTCAAAGTTAATTGGTATCTACGGTGATAAACAAGAAATTAGAACAGACAGCAAGATTGAAATAACTTGGAATGTGCCAGACGTTAACACAAATACAAATACGAATGTGATTGATGTGAGTGTTTGTGCTGATGATAATAGTTTAGATAGTTCGGTAGTGCGCACATAAAAACATATTCTCGCACGCATCATGAGGTTTGCAATTTAATAAGTTATTAAAAGTTTT